TTATTTTCTTTCAAATCGGCTCAAAAGTTTTATTTTAGAAAAATAATCATTCCAATACTCATTTGATGATTGAGGATTAGTTCTGTCATTGTATAAATAAATACGATTAATTTTCCCATCAGTATCTCTCTCTACAAACTTTTCATCTCCTGCAATTTCAAAAAGCTTCTTTTCTGTTACTTTCTCATACTCTGTATGGATGGGAATATTCCCAAAAGCATTATCAGAATTTATATCTACCGGAGAATCCTCTCTTTCATTCCATCCAAGAGGTAAATACTCCCGGTTGAAAGCAGACCATCTACCTTTAGAATCTCGGACAATGCCATAAGGAAGATTAATTCTAAAAAAATCAGTTAGTGCCATGATGCATTTTTTTTTATTAATAATTATGTAAACTGTAATACAAAGATAACATATTGTTAGTCATTAGCACTTCGTTAGTACACCAAATTCATGATATTAATAAAAAAAGCCCTGACTACACTTAGTCAAGGCTCATCCTTTTTGGAGTAAATAACGTATTATCTCTCAAACCCAAAATCTAGCAAATCTTCCACGTAGAGAGATGATACAACAGACATCCACGTCTGTACACAAATATAGGAATTATAAATGAGATGAGCAAAAGAAAAGCCCCGAATCAGTAAGACGCGAGGCTAAATATCCTATAATACAAAATACTCATCATTCCTCTTTCTTCGTATTTTCCTTTAGATCCTCAGCAATTGAAGTTAAATTCATTGTTGGAATATTGACAGCATCAATCCCTGATAATACTGTTAATGAAGAAACATATGCTCTAACATAAGGAAATATTATTGCTGGAGCATTTTTATAAAACATATCACTTAACGTTTTCTGAGTAATATCTGAAGAAAATTCATACGTGGCAACTACTTGCACAAAAATCTTTAATGCTTTATTTTCGTCTACAATCTTTGTAATCAATGTCAATTCAAACAGATTGTCTTTTTTAATAAGCCCTTTAACATCAAAACCAATATTTCGCTCTGAACTGACTTCCTCTCCATTATAATCAAATATGGATTTATCAATTACATAATTTTTAAGTCTAAACTTAGACACAATCGCTTTTCTTTCCATTTTCTTATTATTTAAGCGGCCAAATCAAAATTGTAATTATCCCACTTCTTACAAGTTGCAAAGATACCAGATTCTATTTTCTTAAAATTATCATCCTTAAAATCAAGAATATAATCCTCTAAGTCAAGAATAAAGCTGTCATCTTTAATCCATTCAATATTTTTTTGTCTAACTTGCCCAATAACAACTGCATTTTCTGAGCATCTATAAAATTCTGTTCCATTTGAGAATATTACAGACTCATTAAACTTTTGCTCAAAATCACAAGAAAAGTTATACTCTTCATTAGCATATTCTTCACTTCGTTCTATAGAATTTGCTGGGAGAACTTCAATACAATATGCAAGTAATTTATGAGAATATTCATAACGAAAAGTAATCCAATCAAACTTGGCTATCATTTCATTGAGCCATGCAGCAATGTATTCTTTTTCATTCATAAAACAAACTCCTTTTTTATTTTTTTTATTAGCGCATCAGCCTGTTCATACATCCCAAGACTATCAACATCCTCAATTTCATCTTCTAAGTAATCAGCTTTCCTTCTAAGGGCCTTGGCTGCATCAAATGATCTTTTAATTGATTCTTTAGTTTGGATACTCCTTAATTGATATAATATCTCATCTCGAATATATATATGACTGTCTTTATCCTTTGGCTCATTTTGCTTTTCATAACTAATATGGCACTTTTCGTTAAGTGCATATTTCATTATTTGCAATACAGCATAATAAGAGCAATGTACGCTAGAAGTAAACTTCTTATTATCATTAAGAAGTTTTGCGGCTTCTAAGTTCTCTTCTGACTTATACTTAATGAGACTCATTAATTAATAACAACTTCTACTGAAACTTTGTTTTAAACAGATTTATCGAATTAGCTTTATCGCTACTTTTGTTGCGACAAAGCTAAACATTTAATTTTTAAGAAACAAATTTGATTTTTCAAGGATATTTTGTACAAAACTTATACGCATGGATGATTGATTGATTGATTGATGAGTTAAAAACGACGTATAATCCTGTTATTCAAATAAGTACAGACTTTATTTATCCCTATAAATGAATAATATATTCACCTTGTTACTGACGTAGTGTTAATACATTTTTAACATAAAAACATCGCAATCATCGTTAATATTGATGCATTACTGTCACAAATGTGTAGCAAGAAATCAAAAAGCTTGTGATTCACAAAGATCTCTAATCAAGTGCTATTTTATTTTAGACCTATATACCATCCAACCAACAATAAACAAACCTATTATCCCTATATACACTTTATCCTTATGTAAATCCCACCATGATAGTTCTACGACAGTTTCTTTTTGATTCAGCAAAACATTAACCTTATTACTAATAGTATCAAGTCGATTCGAGAACTGCTGCAAAGTAATGGATAATGTTTCATCAACTTCTGTTCTTTCCTGATCCTGCTTGGATGCAGTAGTAGTACTTTCTTTAATCGGATATTGCTTTCCAGTTGAATCCGGAGACGACAAGTAAACTGTTTTATTCTCAATCTTCAAATCACTCAATTTGTCAGTAGTAATCTTGGTTTGCTTATTCACATCCAACCGTAGTGATTCTATCAAGTTTTGCAGATACAAGAAATCCCCTGAATAGTCAATCTGCTTCTCCGTCTCCATGTTCCGAGAAGTCTTACAAGAAGTAAACCATATTCCCGACATCAGGAATATGGTTATATAAATCAAGGCTTTCATAATCCCAGGTATTTAACGATTCCTTCAATATGTATCTGAGCAACTGCATCTTTACCCTCCCGAGACAAAAGGTACTCAACGTCCTCTTTATTGTCCTGGAAGAAGTTCTCTGTTAATACAGCCGGACAATTAGTATCCCGACAGATGGCAAGATTCTGTTCCCAGTATTCCCGTCCGGGCATCTGCTTTCGGACGGGAACCGGAATACATTCTGCTACTTGTCCCAGGCAGTCTGCTAATTTTTTGCTGTTACTAGAAGCATTATTCGATACAAACACGCTCCAACCTTTTGCGCTCATCCAAGAACTACCATTGCCGGCTGCATTACAATGAATAGATACAAGGATAGCTTTTTTACCTGCTTCCTTGTAAATAGCATTAGCCCGTCGGCATCGCTCAGACAATGGAACATCTGTATCCTCTTTAACGATGCGCTCGGCATCAATTCCCAACTTGCGCAATCCTACTACTACCATATCGGCAATCTCTCTTGAATACGCCCACTCTCTCAATCTTCCGTCCGGTGAACGTTTACCAGGTGTATTTTCACCGTGACCATTATCAATCAATACTTTCATATCTTTTCCTCTTTATCTAATTCGTTCTCGATTCTATCAATAATTCCCTGTACATGTGTAGGCGTGGCCCGTTTAAATTCAAAGCGTATTACATGATAGATAATACGAAACCCTTTGTTTTTAGGATAAGCAATAATTAGATTCTTAAATGCGTTCTGAAGATACACATAAGAGAACACATACGTAATAGTCTTAATAACTAACAATGAGTTCTCACCGTCTCCTATCAAGGTCATAAAGGAGAAGACTACCTCAATGATTATAAGATAGAGGAGAAGTTCGACCAAGGCATTTTTAAACTTATCCCACTTAAAGTTTTTACAACGTATAATTGAAACACCATCAGCCCTCATTCCGCACCAAATATTAAATCCAAACATTACAACTAATGCTATAAGAAAACCTTTAGTCGGCGTTAAATAAGCAAGAAGAGAACTGAACATCGAAACGAAAATAATTCGTATCTGGTCTACATTAAATAACTCATATAACCATCTCATAATATTAATCATAAAGTTACTACCAATATTGAAAACACAGTAATCAGCCCAGGAAGCAAAACAGTAGCTAATGCGTCAAGCCAATCAAAGATGAACCCGCACTTTTTCTGAATGTACTCAACCACTATTGCGGCAATGGCGGTTGTCGTTAAAGAAACAATAGCAGATTTACAGAAATCAATGCCTAATAGAAGGAAACAGAAAACAAGCATTACAACAAAGACGAACATCCCGGCTTTGACGTGTGCCGGTCGGTTAGATTGCAAAAGCCAATCATACAATACTTTTATACCCATACTCATAGCGTTTAATTATTAATAAAATATTCTGTATGGAACAAATGTATTGAGTATAATAACGAGTTTTACAAAAATGGAAAATCTTGGAAATCAATTCTATGATAAATATCTATAAAACAAGACATTATAATTTTCACTTTTTCCATAAATAAAAAAGGGATGCTTGATAAGCACCCCTAAACAACCAACAGATTGAACTATTAATCCGTAAACATATACACGGAAAGATCAACCTTTTCTATTTCGTCTGAAATCGTATCTCCATACATTGTTAGACACACCCGATAACGGTCAATACTTCTTTGAATCTGTTGCAAGGTAGGTTTCTCGGGATATTCCGAACTGGCAAAAGTTACCAGTTCTTCACCATTCTCACTGGTACCAACCACCCGGAAGTGATGACGTACAATCCAAGTTCCGTCCGGCTGTTGCTCGATAGGCTTAGCAATCCCACGCGGTAAGATATTTTTTTGATCCATGTCTTTTGATATGTTTAATTAGTTGTTTTCTATGGTTATATTTATTCTTCAATACAAACTTTTCAAAATGTCCTTCGATATAAACATATTCCCACCATTCAGGAAGTAACATCGCTGCAATTCTACGGCGGATATTGTACGTTGCAAAGTGTTTCATCAGGCCATAATAAGAGTTCATCGTACTCACAAACTTCTCAACATACGCTTCTGCAAATCCATTTTCAGCTATTCTATTAAATTTCCTGACAGCGTTATATGTGTTACCAACCACCCTGTCAGATACATAAATTCTACCAGGCAAAATGAACGCCCCTACAAACAAGACTCCTTTTTTATAATGCTGAAGATACAGTTTGCGTGGATGCAACCGTAAAAGGAGTTGTTCTTTCAGGAAACCATCAAGAAGATGGACTTTGGACAATATTTCTTCCGGTGATTTCACTACGATACAAAAGTCATCAACAAAGCGTACATAATACATGAATCCCAGTATTTCCATCACGAAATAATCATATACAGACGCCAGAAAGTTGGCTATGAGTTGCGACGGCAGGTTCCCGATAGCCACTCCCCTGTCAGGGTCATTATGAAACAGACTTTTATTACTGGGAAGTTTGTCCCACATGGAGACGGGAGAGCGTCTGATACACTTATTTTGTGGACAATGAAAGATAGTAACGGCTAGAAGGTAAAGCAGACATTCAATATCATCGCCTTTATAATTGTCCCTTACGAATATGTTCAGCATTTCCCATACCAACGATTTCGAGATAGACATGAAGAAACTGAACAGGTCATCTTTGAAAATGTACGCATCAGCAGTATAATTCTCACTGACCTCGACTATCATGTTATTCAGATAGTGCACGGCAGACAAGCATCCCTCACCTTTCCGGCAGTTCTTCGAGACGTTCCCTTGTTCCCGAAAACGTTCCTCTAAAATCGGCTCGATACGAAGAGCGATCCAGTGATGGACAACACGATCAATGAAAGCGGCGGCAAAAACCTCCCGATATACCGGGTAAGTCCGTATGAATACTTTTGAAAAGTCCGGTACATATTCACCGTAAATAATAGAATACCATAGCCGCACCAATGCAGACTGATAATCATTATAAAACTCAACACAATCCGTACTCGTTCTTTTCTGCCTGGCACAATCTTCGGATGCTTCGAAAATACTGCTAAGAAGTATGTCATAGATTATATTACCTGTTGCGGCGAGGGGACGAACCCGGTTCGCGTTCTGGCGGTTGTTCGTGTTGACGTTGCCGTTGTTGAAGTTCACGTTCCAACTGCTGGAAGCCGTTGCATCCGCTATCTTAGTCTTTCCCGGCTCATCACCGGGGGGATGCCCAATAAATAATTCTAATTGCTCACTCATAATCCCCTTGGCGATTATGACTCCGGCTTTGCGACTTGTTGCGATCCGTTAGCTTTTTGCCGTTGGAGATCTGCAACCGTTTTTTTGTACCAGCCGGTACTTTGCTTACCGATACTCTCTGCAAGCAGACAGATTTCGGCTAGTTTGAGTCAGGCTGGTCAAATGTCGTTCTTCACACACTCTTAGCAGTAATTTCAATGCATCAAACTCACACAAAAACTTCATCAGATAATCTGCACGGTGCTCAAGGTTCATATCTGTATTTGCATAACGGATATATTCGCAACAATGAACGGCAAGCATCATCAACTCCGTACCAAATTCATACCGGAACGCCTTGGGGAATTGTTGCCGGGCATCAATGATAAGGTTCAGAAGCTTATACATCGAATTTGATATAGGAAGGTCTTGTGTAAGTGCCATGTTAATATTTTAATGTATGTATTAGAGGGCACAAAGTTAATAACTGTAAAGCAATTAACACAATTTTAGCTCAAAAAAGTGAAACTAAAAAGCCCCTGCCGGGGCTTTTTAGTTAGCTAACCATCTAAGGGATAAAGAATTAAAGGGATAAAGCGTTTATTGCGGCGAGGGGACGAACCCGGTACGCGGTCTGGCGGTGGTGCGTGCTGACGTTGCCGAAGGTGAAGTTCACGCTCCAACTGCTGGAAGCGTCATATTCGGTACTAGACCAATACCAGTCGTTTGTAAATATATTTTGATTACCAAACATAGAAGTTATGAGCTCATTGATTTCGGTTTTATACTTGGCCATAAGCATAAGTTCACCCAATGCGGGCAGGTTCCACACGGTTGTATCTTCAATTCCGTCAGATTCAAGCGTACAGGCTTTATAGGCTCTGGCAACTTCGGCGGCAGGGGCACCGACAGTTCCCTGGGTGTCCTTGACGCCTGCAAGGGTTTCTATTATAACATCGGTATTTTCTTTGCCGTCGAAGGTATCATAGAGTCCTTGGTTACCACTGCCGTAGTTTTTCAGTCCGCGTAGGTCGGTTCCGTAGCCACCCCATTTGAACGTTTTGTTGCCGCCTGCGTCAACGCAGTCACTTTTGGCGATAATGAACTGGCGGCATTCGGCACGAAGTCGGATGCCAATACGGATATACTTGGAGCGGTTATTGGCGCTCATGGAGTTCCATTCGGAAGCCGTGAAAAAGACTTGTTCACCGTCTTCAATCCGGAGCGTAGCCAAAGAAAGGTCAAGAAGCGTACCTGACCATTGCATATATTCGGCGATGTCGCTTGCGGGGGTGTTTTCATTCACGGTTGTAAAACCTATTGATTTTAAGGCTTCTATCTGGTCTTGTTTATTCAAGCGCAGAAGCATGGCGCTGGCGATATTTTTATCCATTTTATTGTATAATATTAAGTTAATACTATTCGGAAGCAACAGCTCTCACATAAAGAAGGGCTGAATTTTTGTTTTGATTCGTAATACGCCCGGTATTCAGTTCGAACGCCCAGGCGGAGTTAGTATCCCAAATTGTTGATGACCAGTAGTATTTATCAGTCATCAGCATACTGTCACTACTCCAAAAGGTACGCATCATCT